TTCAGAAGGTCAGAAGCCTTCAGCCCTTCTTCCGTGATGGTGTCCTTGTTCTTCAGGTATCGCAACTGATCATAGGCCACAACATCAATGGTCACACTGTTTGCCTTGCGGCTCTTGGTGAACACAAAGCCATAGAACATGGTGGTGCCGTTCACCGTCAGCTTTACCGGGTTGCCTTCCTGAAAGTTCAAAACCCCGTCTTTGATTACTGTGAATTCCAGCTTGCCGGGGGTGCCTTTCCGCTCCCATGTCAAAGAAACCCCTTCTTCAACAACCGGATAATAAATTGTGGAACCATTCTGAATCAGAAGTTCAATAGACAAGCGGATCACCCCTTTCAGGAAGGCAAAGTAAGAACCTGACCGGCATAAATCAGGTTCGGGTTTTTGATTTTATCTTTATTCAGGTTGTAAATCTCATTGTATCGGGAACCATCCCCTAAATATTTCTTGGCGATATTCCAAAGGCAATCCCCGGATTTTACCGTATAGGTGGATTGCTTGGGGGCCTGACTGGTTTCCCGCTTGGGCGGCTCCACCGTGGCGGTGGGCTTTGTGGCGGGGGTTGGGGCCGGTTGGATGGTCACAGTTTTAGTGCTATAGTGCCTGTATTGCTTCAGGCTCACGGCCACTGTAATATCAAAGCCTTCTTCCGCATCGTCTGTGATCTGGTAATCTTCCATTCCCACAGTCAGATTGGTATAAAACAACCGGCTTCCATTGGGCTTTTCACGGTTCAAAATCCATTGAAACGGTTCCTTTGCCGTTTTCAGCCGTTCAAAAAGAGAAAGGTAATAATCTGCGGGTTGCGCCCCGCCATTTGTGAAGGGATAGGGGACTTGGGGGAGAAGCAAGTCAAAACTTACATCAGTCAGCCCCGCCGCCTTCAGAATATTGATTTCCTCACCGCTGATCAGGGTCAGGGTTTCATTCTGGTTATTGATTTTCACTTTGACCTTGGAAGGGGTGATGGGCATAAGCACACCATCCAAGTACATTTTGTATGCCATTACTCATGCACCCCTTCTTCAGACACATCCAGCTTTTCAGCAAAATCATTGGCCCACGCATCCATAATCCCGTCAAGGTCGGTATCTTTGGAAATGTGGTTTTCATTGTGCTGTTCAACCTTGATTTCAGCGGTGGTGAACCGGTTGATTGCTTCCCGCTCGGCAATATCCCGCATATAGGCCAAATCTTCTTCCGCAATGTCAAGGGCATCACTCATGGCGGCGGTGTTCCCCGCTGTGTCCCCGGTGTTGCCATAGATACCATCAAGGGTGTTCCCAAGGTTGAAGGCATCCAGCCCATCAGCGGCCCCCAAGCTGTCCATTGCGGAAAAGTCGAACAAGCCGCCCACGGTATCTTCCACGCCTTGGCCGAATTCATACCCCATATCAAAGGCGGCTCCATACTCGAAGCGGCCCAAATGAAGATCTTCCGCATTCAGCTTTTCCATGATTTCTTCACCCTTGCCAAAGGTGGAATCCACCCAACCGCCCAAGCTGTCACGCCAGCCTTGGACGGAACCGGCAAGGTTAGAACCGAAGATAGTATCAATGGCCGAAGCCAAAGCCTGAAGGACGGAAAGAACCGTGTCCGCCAAGTCGAAAAATAGACGGGCCACAGCCCCAACCGGATCATTGAATACATTTCCGATGAAGTTTGCAACCGTAGCCACAAGGTTGTAGATCATCACGAACACATCTACAACCAAGTTCCACAGGGCCACAAAGATATTCCCGATGAAGGCCAGCGCCGCCATAAATGCGCCACAAATCAGGCCGGTTGCGGAAACGCTTGTACCTGCAAAATGATTGACCGCCGCCACAGCCGCATAGAACAGGGCTACAAGGGCGATAATCAGAATGATAATCCATGTAAGGGGGCAAGCCATCAAAGCCGCATTCAGGCCGTATTGGGCCGCTGTTTGGGCAAAGGTGGCGGTGGTCTGTGCTCCGGTTGCAACGGTAGTCATAGCCAGTCTTGCGGCCTTTACGGTTTCCAGCGCATTCACAATGCCGGTCACTGTTTTATAGGCAAGCATGGCTCCATTCAAAACAAGAAAAGCCGTTGCAACACCGCCAACAATAGGGGCAAGCCATGACCAATTATCCACCACCAAAGCGGCACCGCCAATCAGAAGGTCAAGCACCACCGTTGCAACAGAAGCGATCCCGGCAAGGCCGTTGATAACTCCATTCGTTACTTGGGTGAACTTTTCGCTATTAGCAACTTGATTTACCTTGTTCAGAATAGGATTGAAGATAGACAGGGCCTTGTTCTTCATCCCGATCCAAATTTGCCCCCAAGTTTTGGGCATATTTGAAAACTTGGTTTCAATATCATCCGCCGCCGCAAACATGGCATTTTTCACTACATCGGCGGTCAGTTGACCTTCTGCGGCCATAGCCCGGATTTCACCAATGGAAACATCCAAGTAATCTGCTATACTCTGAATAATTCCGGGGGCCTGTTCAAATACGCTGTTTAGTTCTTCACCACGAAGCACACCGGAAGCCATTGCTTGGGTAAGCTGGATCATGGCGGCTTGCTGTTCCTGAACACTCGCACCGCCAATAATAAACTGTTTGTTAATCAGTTCTTGGAAGGCAATCACTTCATCCATACTTCCAAACGCATCACGGGCATTTAGGCCCAATTTTGCAATGGAAGAAGCGGCATCCATATAGGAAGTTCTGGATCGTTGCGCCGAAGCCATTACCTTTTTTTCAAGGTCAGTAAGGGAACCGCCATCATCAAAGTTGATCATGGCGTTATTCAACCGGGCATTTGTGCTGGTAAGCTGGTCAGAAACCCCAAGAATTTTCTTTACAGCCGCCAACCCACCCACGGTGGCCGCAATGCCTTTTAGCTTGCTCCAAAGGCCATCAGCGGCGGTGGTGCCGTCCCTGATCCGCCTGTTGAAGCGGTCTTGCTGGTTGCCAGCATTCCGAATATTTTCTTCAATGGAATCGAAGGCGGCCCCGGCTCTTGCCAGTTCTTCACGGGCTTCCCGAATGGCTGAAGTGTCCACAGAATTACCAGAAGCCCGTTGCATGGCTTCAAAGCTGTTCAGCACAATGTTCATAGCCTTGTGCATGGACTTCAGCGGGGCAGTAACACCGTCATATAGGGCGATTGCCGTTCTAATGGTTGCCAATAGGGGTTCACCTTCTTTCCATAGCAGAGGGCCGGGGCCAACAGTTACTTTCTGCGGCCCCGGCGCTGTTTCCGTTCAATTTCTTTCTGTTTCTTCTTTTCCCGCTCCACCCGAATATCAATGGCCGCAATAATGAAGGCCCGTTCTTTCCGGGGCAAGTCCAGAAAAGCAGATGGTGTCAAATGCAGTTCGTGAAGGCAATAGTAAGCGATATTTGCTTCACCATCACCTTCTTCAATTAGTTTTTTGCCTCGTCCACCTCATCCTGAAGGGTGGTTTCAAACCCGCAAACCTCCTGAACTTTGGTCAGGTAATCGGCATACTCGCCGGGGGTCAGCATGGTTTTCAGAAGGGCTTCAGCGCCCATCACCTTATAGCTGTCCTGAAGTTCCTTGTCATTCAGGTTGGGGAACACCGTACAGGCCACAGCCAGCTTGCCAAGGTACAGATCATAGTCGGTTTCCTTCTGATACTGGTTTTTCTTGCCGGGAACGGGAAACCGCTTGGCACAGGACTTCCGAAGGGCTTCATCCTCGGTGCCGGTAATGGCCTTGATCTCCCATTCCATAGGCTTCCGCTTGCCCTTATCGTCCAATTCATCAGACAAAAACCGCTTGGAAGCAACAAACTTCACATTCTCAACGGACAGGGCATTTTCAGCCAGAAAAGCAGACAAACTCATTGTTAAAATCCTCCTATTTTGAAATTGAAAAAAGAAAAACCCGCCCACATTATCAAAATGGGGCGGGTTTTGGCAATGTTACTCCATTCCCGCAAGCAGGGTAAAGGCTTCCGGCATCTCGAAATCCTCAAAAGTGAAGTCCATATCTTCATCCAAGTATTCCGCATCAGCGTCAAACTTGGTAAGAATGCCGCCATCAATGTTGCAATCCTTCAGGATCACGGTTTGACGGCCCACAGAAGAAGTGGGATCTTCATTGGTCACTTGAATGTCAAAATAGACATCCTCGCCGGTGTCCTTGTACTGCTTCATCATTTGGCGGAAAATGCTGGTGTTATAGTGGAAGGTTGCGGAACCCGTACCACTCCAACCGGTGGATTTGTTACCCTTGCCGGTCTTGCCCAAAATGGGGATTTCCGTCTTATTCTTCTCAAAGTTGGCTTCAAGGTTGATAGCCTGCATGAAATTGTAACGGTTATCCCCAATGGTTACAAAGCATTCGGCCAAAGAAGCGGAAACTGCGTCCTTGGCTTGCATTACAGTTGCCATATACTCTTACACCCCTTTCTTACTGGACATAGACAGTCATATAAAGCTGGGCCATAGCGTTGACCGGGGTAACATAGTCCGTCACCACAACGGCCTTCTTGGTATCGCCTTGGGCAACCGTCACATTATCGCTGGAGAAGTTCTCAATAGCCCGGATATTCTGAAGCTCCTGATGGTGCTTCACAATATCGTTCCACAGGCTGATCCGCCCGGAAGCGTCATTGGGAACTTTGCCAAGGTACTTCTTGCCGAACAGAACAGCAATATCATTGGCAATCTGATCCAGAACCCGGATTGTCTGATTGCTGGAAAAGTCCCCGGACTTTTCATCCGTCACGGAAATGAAGGTGTTAATATCCTCCAAAACCACAACCTTTTCATCCACCAGATGGAACATGAACGAACCTTCCAGAATACCGGCTTCCAATTCGCTTTGGGTATAATCAGTATCAATCTGATATTCCCCGTCATAGTCCATATTGGTTGCGGACTTATTCACGGCGGTTCCCGCAATCACGCCGGTTGCCCACGGGATCAGGGCGGGATCATCGGTTTCACCAACAATGGTGTTCTTCACACTCACGGTACCTTCATAGTCGGCCAGCTTGCGGAAGCATACCACCTGAAACTTCTTGCCCACATCATCCCGCATCCGCTTACAGAAGGCAGAAAACAGTTCAGCAATGGTGGATTTGTTGGTGGGGCAACCCATAGCGTTGAAGGTATAGGCTTCCATCTTATCCAGATAGGTTTGATAAGCCGCATCCTCCACACTCCCATTGGTGCCGCTGGTAAGGGGGGTGGAAGCAGTCACAGCAAGGCTTCCTTCTGTTTTGAAGTCCACATAATCATTGGGCTTCAGGTCAGTCATTTTAGAAATGGCCTTCTGCTGATCCACTTGGACAGTGCCAAGGAAAGTGGAAACATCATACAGTTTGCTTTCCGGCTGACTGTTTTCATTTTCCTCAATGACAATACGAAGGTCATTCCCACGGGTGCCGGGGTATTTGGCCGTTGCATAAGTGCAAGCGGCCTTTGCGCCGCTGGAATTCAGGCGGAAGAAGTGAACCGTTTGGGCGTGTTTGAAAATCTCACGCATGGGCTTCAGTTCGTCCGCCGTGTACGCATAGCCGAAAATCTTTTGGGAATTCTTCTGGAACTCCCCAAGTTCAACGGTGATAACCTCACCTTCAGGCCCCCAATTCATTTCAAGGGGGATGGTCGCAATACCACGATCAGAGAGGGTGGCGCTTGCATTCGCAACCGAAATGAAGTTGATATATGCACCGGGCAGAATCTTGTTCTGCGTCAAAAAAGTGCCGCCGCCAAGGGCCATATCAATTCACCTTGCCTTTCTTGAAAAAGTTTTGAAGCAAGCTGTCCACCTGCTCCATCGTGTATTCCTTTCCATCTTCCAGCAAAACGGACAGAAGATCACGCCGCTTGGCGTATCGCTGGAAGGTCAGGATATTTCTTTTGGTGAAAACCGGGACATTGGAAACAGGCGGGGCCGCTTCCGCTGTCTTGGGCTTTCTGGTTTTGGTCGTAGGCATTTTTAATCCCCTCCAATGGTTCCAACCTCGGTTTCCAAGGTTTCCATATAGGTTTCTTCAGCGGGGCGGATCATGGGCAAGTTATAGTTCACAAAGAAATGAAGTACATTGTCCACAATCTCATAATTCACGCTGGTTCCATGAAGAAGATCACCGCTGGGAAGCGTGATGAAGTCCAAGGCTTCCATCATCGTTTCCGCAACGGTGAACATCTCCGCATTATTGCGGGGGTTGGTCGGAAAATACTGAATGTCAAATGGGTTCCTCTTGATAAAGCGCCGCCCAAGCATGGGCGTGATTTCCGGTTGTAAAACGGCAATCAAAAAACAGGGTTCTTTCAAACCCTGTTCCACATCATTCTGATAGATTTCATACCCATCCCCAAAGGCGGCGTTCAGTGCCATTGAAATTCCTTTGATAATCTCATTAAGCATCGAAACACCCCTTCAGGAACAAATACAACTTCTTTTCCAGAATTTTAGGCGCTTGCTGTTCCAGTTCTTGTGTGGAAATGGTCAGCATATAGCGCCCCTTTACCCAATTTTTCTTCAGCACCATCCCGCCTTCCGCATCGGGATCATAAACAAAGCGGTCACTTTCCCAATAACCGGGGATGAACCGCCCCGGCTGTTGCCGGTGGCCGTATTCAACATAGGACGCATACTGAAGGTTATTCAGCACAACAACTGTGTAATGGGTTCCCCTGTGGCCCACAGGCATTACCGCCCACGCATCCCGCAAGGTGCCATATACAACAGGTGTCCGCTTCACAACCTTATTCAGCAAGCGCCCCGCCAACTCTTGGGCGGCTTGGCGGCAAAACCTGTCCAAATCCGCCCCCATCAGCTTTTCCATGTTCTTATTCAGCCGTTCCAGTTGCTTGAAATCGCATTTGCCCCATTTAGCCATCAGGCATACCCCTTCCACGGCTCCAACTGGATTTCTTGATGGTTGGTGAAAACCCCGGCTTCACCGCTTTTAGAATAGGTGAACTTCCGTTCAAGATTGTTGAACCGTGTCACAACGATTTTACAGCCAGCGGGGATTTCCACATCAGGGGACAAGAACAGCTTCACAGTTTGGGCAACAGCGGCCACGGGATCACCGGAACTTGAAGTTAAGGTTTCAAAGGACAATTTACAGGGCTGATCCTGAAGAAGCGGCTTTTCTTCAAAGTCAGTCAGGTGTGTGGTTGGATCGGTGACTTTCTCTTTTACGAAAATAGAACACCGATCCTTCCACAACCGTTCAAGGGCTTTTCTGTGGGCGTTTACCATACAAACTTCCTGAATCGGTAAAGTTCACGGCTCCGCCCATTGGTCAGGTAGTCAATCAGACTGTTCAACCGCTGTTCAGGGGTCAAATTCCCATCCCCAATGGCAAAAACCGTGTTGGTATCGCCTTCCTGAATTTGCTTGATTGCCGCTTCAAGGTCAAACCCTTCCAACTGCCCGGAAACCTTCTTCATGTTCAGGTATTCGCCAACCGCCATATAGACGGCCACACTCACCAACCCTTCAGGCATATCCTTTCGGTTGGTTTTGTTTTGAACCCTGTATTGAACATTGCTGATCACAATATCCAACAGGGGATCTTCAGCGGCCCCCGTTACGCCAAGGGCCGTAAGCATTGCAATAACCTGTTCACGCAACGGGAATCACCGCCATTCCATCAGCCCAAAGACTGAATCCGGGCAATGGGAATGGCCTTGTGGTTGATATAGGTGCGCTGGGAAGCAGTGCTTTCCCCGCTGTGAACCAGCGTCCAGTTCTGCCCATTCTCCAAGTCCGTGTCCGTGGGGGACAGCTTGGTCTGACTTTTCTTCTCATAGCTGATACCATAGGGGCTGAACACCTTGCGCTGACGCATATACAGGGTATCAACACCGCCGTTGGTCTTGGGGTCACGGGCCATTTCATAAGGAACCTTGGCCCCAATATCTTCATAGGAGATAGCACCGTTGCCCATGATGAAGGTGGTGTACTGCGTAGCGGGAACCACATACATATCAGCGGCAAGGGTACGGGTGCCAAAGTAGGGGGTTGCCTTGGCAAGATCAATTTCAGAAGCACCGGAAGCACCGGAAGCCTTGATCACCAAAGCGCCGGGGGTGTCCGCTTCAGCATCGGCATAGCCGGTCACGGCGGGAAGATCATCGTCCACAACCACAGTGCGGCCATTCCAAGTGGCAAGGGTCAAATCCTTCTGAATGCCGTCCCCGTCCGTCTGTTTCATGAACTCCAACAGCTTCATGTTTTCAAGGTTGGTGGCAACATCACTGTGCATGAACACCAAAGAAAACTTCTGCTTATTGGCTCCACAAGCCTTGTTCACGGCGCTGTTCAGGGTGGTGGCGCTCATAGGGGCATAAATCGTGGTGCTGTGCTTCTCCACAAACTCCTTGTTCTTGGCATCGGTGGTGGGCATGGCAAAAACACCCTTCAGGATGGAAAGAAGGGTTTTCTGATCCAAGGTATCCTTGTACTCCGCAACCTGTGCGGACACATTGCCCATGAAGTCCACGCCGCCCGTAATGTCATAGCTGAAGTCCTTTTCAGTCCATGCCTTGGCACGGCCAACAACCACCATGCCCTGTTCAAAGGTCTTGGTGGAAGTGGCGGTAATGTCGGTTTCACCGTCATAGTTCACCGCATCCCCATCCAGAAGGCCACGCATGGCAAGACGGGCATAGCCGGTGCCATTCTGACTGGTGAACACCGCCCGAATATCAGGGTTCCCGGCCAGCGCACGGGACTTCTTCAGGGCGTTCAGGGTCAGGTTAGGCACACGGCCAACCATGTACTTAAACGCTTCAGGGTTGAAAGACTTTGCATCAAACTTGCTGTTAGCCATCGTTCAAACTTCCTTTCTGTGTAGTCAAATTGTGTGGGTTACTCCAAAACCGCATCCGGGTTTTCCTCCATGTACTTGCACAGTTCGTCATAGGACATTTTGGAAAGGTCATCCCCGGTGGGCTGATTGTGGGGATCACTCTTTTCAGCGGCTTTGGCTCCCTTAAACTTGGCCTTGCCGCTGGTGTCGAACAGAAAAGCCGTGTCCTCACCCTTGGTCAGCTTGCCAATTTCATCATCCAGCCCTTTCACCGTGCCATCATCGGCCAGTTCCGCCTTCTCCAAGAATGCGGCCAACAGCGCCTTTACAGCGGTGTTGTTTTTGGCCTTGGCATTGGTCAGGGCCACATCAACGGCATTGCTGATCTTCAGGGCCTTGATTTCATTGGCGTGATCCTTGTCCTTCTGCTTGTTCGCTTCCTGAAGGGCGGTGATCTGGTTCTGAAGTTCCGTGTTATCACCAGCGGATTTCTTCAGGGTTTCAATCTGCCCATCCCGTTCAGAAACTTGGGCTTTCAGGGTCTTGTTTTCCTCGTTCACCTCATTGAACCGGCTCTTGGTTACAAAGGAACCATTCAGCCCTTCCATAACCTTGTTGGCCTGTTCCTCGGTCAAGCCCCACTCCATCAGCTTTTCTTTCGTCATAGTGTGATACCTCCATCATAAAATCCTTTTTTACCGTGGGTCAGGAACCACGATTTCCCCCGGCTCTGTTTTCCGCCCACAACCGGGAAACGGCGAATAGGTATGAAAAAACCACCACCGGCCCGAAGGCCGGGGTGGTTCAATCAACAATATTGTGGATCAGTCCCAATGCTGATCCGGGCTGAAGTTTTCAAGAACAGAATAATAATTGGGGATTTGGTCAGGCGGTTTCCCATCCTTCAAAGCAGTAAGAACTTCAATTTTTTCATCAAGAAGTTCTTCACTGTCCGCATCAAAGAAGCGGTCAACCAGAACATCAGAAACTTCAGCCAACAGCGCATGAACCTTCATCAGCTTTTCTTCCCGTGTCATATTAACCACCCGCTTTCTTTAACATATCCTGAATAACTTCTTCCAAGGCTTCTACCAACTCCGGTTTATCCTTACGAAGCATTTCTATCAGGTCAGGACGGACAACCGACAAAGCGCCATAATTGGCAAGGGTTTCTTCCGCTCGTTTCCCAATATCCCGGTAATATTTGGAACCGTGACCATATCGCACAAGGCCAGCATCACGGGCCGAACCACCGGAAAGGGCATCGTAAATATCTTCAAGGGAACTGATACCGCCGCCCATAGCGTTTCGGCATTGATAATCAATTTGTTCACTTGCTTCACGCTTTAGCTTATTGAAGGCTTTTTTGTAGTCGGAATAAGAAATGGTTCTTGCATAGTATTGATCCGTCAAGGTGGAAGTGGCGGTTCTCAATTCAGCATTGATTTCCGCCGTAATACGCTTGCATTCCTTATCGAAGGCTTCAAAAAGGGAATCAATATCATCCGCAATATCAGTGTTGGTTTTCTGGAAAAAGGAACTTAACTTGGCATGGCTGGAACTGAACCAACCTGAATACTTTGCCGGGTCTGACCGGTTGAACATATCCATCAGGTGCATTTCCTCATGCAAGGTCGTAACCACTTGGTCGGTAAGATCATCCCCTGCCAGCTTGGGAATAATCAATTCAACATCCGCAAGCTGATCATTCCGGGTATAATAGCGATAATTAACCGCATAGCCTTTCCCGTGGGAAACCTTCATGGGAATACCGTTGGCCCTGATGTTTTCCATAGCCCCCATTTTGGAATAAAGGGCAACCACATCAGGATCAGCGTTTTCACACGCATTCACATAATCAATCAGGGCTTGGGTGTTCTTCCGTTCCTTCTTGTCAGTCAGGTATTCAGGGAACATTTCAGCCTTCAGCGGCTCCAATTCCCTTTTCGCCTTCATTATAGCGCCCACGGTGGCAACCGTCAAACCATCCTTCACACCATCCACAAAAGCCTTCTTCCAATCGGTATATTTCATGTTGGCCGGGACATAGTACACCTTTCCATCAGCGGTGCGGGCGGCTCTTTCGCCGTCCATATCGTCATAATGGGGGCAAGTGGTTCCCCGGCAATTTGGGTGGAAGGGCGGAACAGTCACCCCCGGCTCATATTGGGCCAGCGGGATCACCGTTCCATCAAGGGGCTGACATACCGCACAGGTGCGGGAATCCAGCGTTTCCACAATTTCAATCTGATCCACACCCAAATCTTTATACATCTGGATTTTGGAAACAGCGTTGAAATAGGTGGTTTCCGTATGCACCAGCCGCCTTGCCTTATAACGGGCTGTTCCGAACTTCTTTTGAATGGCGGTGATAGTCTTGGCCGGTGGATCACCCCGCAACATACCTTGAAGCAGTTCTTTGTTTACGGTGTCCACCAAATCAGCCTTGTTCACCCAACAGCGATCCCGAAAAGTCCGTCCGTCCGTTGTCCACGGTTTTGAAAGTAAGGTTTCAAGTTTCTTCTGGTTCAAAGCGGTGAAATCCCATCCAAGGCCAATGCCCTTTTGGATTTCAAAGGCCCCGTGGGTGTACCCATTGGAAACCAGCTTCTTCAGAAGATCATCCACCCCATCAACCTGATTGCCATACAGAAGTTCAATCTGCTGTTGAATTTGCAGTTGGATTGCTTCAAGGCGGCTGACATGGAAACGGGTTGAAGCGTTTTCCAACTTCTTAATCCATTCCGGGGAAAGGTTGGCTTGCTGTGCGGCTTTCACATACTGTTCCGCCGTCCACTTGAATTCTTCAAGCTGTCCGGTGGTCAGCATTTTCCGGGCTTCCGCCAAAGTCACATTGTTATTGGTTGCAAATCGCTGATACCAGCTTTCAATATCCCGCTGAACAGTGTGTTCAGTTTCCCGGTAAATATCTTCAAGTGTCTGAAGGTATTCATCCGCTTGTTTGTGGGCCGAATTTTCAAGAATGGCGAACCGGCCCCGCCAATAGTCAGCATTTTTCACGGGGTCACGCTCCCTTCTTGAATGATCAGGCACTATAACCACTCCGCAACTCATGCCCGTGCTAAAACCCATAACAACTATTTAGCGTTCCCAGATGGTGCCGGGTATGGGACTTGAACCCATACGCCAAAGGCGGCGGATTTTGAATCCGCTGTGTCTGCCATTCCACCAACCCGGCAAGTGGTAGCGTGTACGGGGGTCGAACCCGTGTTCCCGGCTTGAAGGGCCGGTGTCTTAACCGCTTGACTAACACGCCATAGAAAGTGCCGGGGAAAGGAATTGCACCTTTGACCGGGTAAGGAGGTGAACCCCGGCCCCGCCCCATTATTGCCCCGGCATATAGGGAAGGCGGGGATTATTCGTCCCCGCCTTCATCACCATCAGGATCTTCTTTCTGAACATTCCCAAAAGCGCCGGTGTAATCCTGCGCCTGTTCCATTGCTTCTTCCTTTTCCTTCCTGATCCGCTCCAACTCCAATTCCACATCCGTTGTCCACGGGTGCTGGGCCACAATGGTTTCATTGGACAGAATACCAACGGACTCCCCACAGTTTTCAATGGCTTCACTTTCATTCACCGGCATATCCCGGTTGAAAACAATGGTAGTTTCTTCTTCCTCGAAGTCACCCCGGCCAGTGTTGGCAAAATCCTGATTGATAAACCACAGAAGATCATCAAAGGCCGCTTGGAACTCGGTTTCCATCCCGTTTGCGTCAAGGTCAATGTCAGAATACATGGATTGAATGTTCATCTGATTGGGGTTGTTACCCATGCGATCATCCTTGGCATTATAGCCACGGGCGTTTTCAATCAGTTTATCCTTGAACAGTTTCAGAATGGAATTGAAGTTTTCAGCGTTAATTTCAACGGTCAGGGTTTCCACCCCGCCATCATCCCGAACTTTCACGGCTCCGAAGGTTGCAAGGTTGCGGCGGAACTCCCCAAGGTTTTCACCATCATAGTTCTTCAGGATCAGAATGGTGTTCCGTGCGTCCTCTTGCATATTGTTTTCAAAGTCGGAAATCATAGTGTTGATACCGTCCTGAAGGGTTTTCACACGGCGAATCAGGGGGATTTCCTGCTTATTGTACTTGAACGGGATCAGGGGAATCCGCTCCCAATTCAGTTCAACCGTTTCTTCCCCATCGTCAACACTGAAATAGTTTTCATGTTCCCCCAACTGTTCATCCGGGGTCAGGGTGGTTCCATCATACACATAGCGGTAAAGGCCATCTGATTTGAAGATTTCCACCCGCTCCACAATTTCCTTGGTGTAGCCGCTCCAAACCTCTTGCGGGTAAAGGCGGACAGCACAATCAAGGATGGTATGATCATCGTCAGCCCAAAACGGAAGAATTTCATGGGCCGGGAAGTGCTTGAAGGCAAGTTTGCCATCATCCCCATAGTAGGGGTACAACCAGCCGATCCCGCCTTTCAGGGCATCTTCACACACATACTTCAGAAGCCGCTTGAACCGCTTATCAAAAACCTTGTTCAGAAATTCGGAGTAGGTCTTGTTTCTACAAGTCAGGGAAAAGGGCTTGCCCACAAGATAGTTGGTTTTCTGATCCACCATCAAAGCAAACTGGTTATCCACCAGCCGATTGTTGGGAAGGTTGTCAACTTCCTGAAGTTTGCCATCCTCGCCAATGATTGTGCGCTTGCGGGTCAGAATGTCATGGAAACCTTCATAGTAGGCATCCCCGGTAATCTGTTCTTTCCGCTTGCGGCTCCGCTTCCATTCATCAATTTCAGCGGCGAAAAACTGAAGTTCAGTCATGCCGGTATTGCCGCCCATCAGGATCAGGCGATTGATCCGGGCCGTTTCAGTATCAGTAAACAAAGGCATATTCAATCACCATCCTTTCTCTCTTGGGGGGGGGGCTGAAATCCAATGGGGCGCTGTCTGGTTTTCTCCAAGGTCAGCGTTTGGTTTGAAAGTTCCACTTCAATCTTCAAAGACTGGTAGGGAAGCCGATCCGCCCACTGTTCAATTTTCTTCAAAATGTGCTGTTGTTCAAACATGGGCGGTTCCTTTCTATTGGGCAATGAACACCGAACACCAGAAACCGTGTGTTTCCGAGGATGTTTGTTACTATCCTGTTATTAGTCGAAGCTGAAGGCGGGGCCAACCAGCATATCTTCCAGCGCATAACGCATAGCGTCCATCAGGTGGTTGAAATCATCAATGGGGGTATTGATCTTGGCCCCAAACTTATCTTCAGCCCAAGTGTAATTTGAAATTTCAGTAATGAAGTTCACACACCGGGGATGAATGATGATGGTGTAATCCTGAATGTACTGAATGCCATTGTTCACGCTGTCCTTGCCCTTCCGGGCGGCTCTGATACGCTGAAGGCCAGCTTCCCGCAATTCGTCAATGCTCTTGGGTTCTGCACAATCGGCCTTAATCCGTTCCTTGGCATAGCCCATCACTGTGACTTGTTCGCAAATGGCCCGGTTGGTCAGGGCCTTTTTATACAGTTCATCGAAAACCCAAATGGTTTTTTCTGCTGTACTCACCAGCCCACAGAAAAGCGCCGTGGGGTCATTGGTATAGCCAAAATCAAGGCCGAAGGCAGATTTCACGCCATCCTTGGCGCTGATTTCAGCCGGGTTGAACAGTTCTTCCCGCCAGTTCTCATAAATCAGGCCATCCACAATGCCCCAACCACCAAGGCCAGCCACTTTATAGCGCCGGGGGTTGGTTTCCTTCATGGTCTGAAAAACCTTCAGGTCAGCTTCATCCAGCCATTCATTACACAGGTAATTGGTGGTGGTGGCGTAAATCTGCCCATCCGGGGAAGTCCAGCTATCATGGAAACGGTATGTGGGGTTCCCTTGGGCATCCTTGCCGGTAATCTCTCCAAAGAACCGCTTTCTGATCCAATGCTTTTCGTTCCACGGGTTGAATGTCAGCGTGATTTGCTTGAACAGGCCGGTTTCTTCCGGGATAGCACCACGGATGGATTCATCCAGCATATCAAAATCAGCTTCATTCATGATTTCGTATGCTTCTTCAATCCAGCACCAGCACAAAAACCCTATTTCAACCGTAATTGAAGTGACCTTCAGGGGATCATCAAGGCCCCGGAAGTAAATCTTCTGACCGGTGGGAAGGTAAGTCATTTCAAGGGGGCTTTCCTTGATTTCCCAATAGGCTGAAACCCCAAGGCGGTTGATTGCCCATTTCAGTTCAGTGAAACAGGAATCTTTCAAGGTTCTGAACACCTTGCGAACCACAAGGGTATTGGCTTCAGGGTATTGCATCATCCGTTTGATGATGTTCAGGGCCGTTGTCTTGGATTTCTTGGAAGCACGGCTTCCCTTACACACCCGATAACGGCCTTTGAAGTTCCAGAAGGTTCCGTAACCCTTGCCAACCACTTCAGGAAGGTGAACCCGCTTGGCCTGTGGGCTAATCTTCAAGTTGATCATCCCCCGTGATAATCACCGGAACGGCCCCTTCCACACCTACCTTGTCCGTGAACATACCATAACGCTTGCCGATCAGTTCAGCGGCCTTCAGCCTTTCCTTGGCTCCAACCTCTTTCTGCGTCAACTCTTGGCAACCGTCACCGCACAGGATCGGGATTTCTTCAGTATGTTCACCCCGCATTACCGAAGTCAGGTATTTCATGACTTCTTCAGCATCAGCGATCTTGGCCGAATGAAGTTTTTCCAGTTCGGTTTCGATGTACGCTTTCAAGTCAGGTTTTGCAAGGTTTTCAGAACCCGTTTGCTTTGCGGTCTTGGGCGAATACCCTGCCTTGATTGCCGCATCCGTAGCGTTGCCGCTGATCAGGTATTCATCACAGAACTTCCGCTGTCTTGGTGTCACAGGTATTCACCCCTTTCATCAGGCATAGAAAAAGCGCCCCGGTTTCCCGTAGGCGCAATTTCTTATTTACTATTCTACCGATTCTTTACTCTGTTTGGAACCGGTGGTACTCTGGTTTTCTCGGTTGTTTAGAAAGTCGCTGTTTGCCTTGGCAAAAGCAAGTAAACCCTTTCCGTGAAGTTCAAAAACCCATTGCATAGAATAATTCAGTTCTTCAGAAATATCTTCCCATTTTTTCAACTGAATATAGCGCCCGATCAGAATATTTTGCTGATCAAGGTCAGGAATCCGGTTGATCATGGTGAACGCTTCCTGTTTCATGCTCACAAGTTCATCAATCCGGGCATTGATCTTGGCTTCAAGGTCAATGATCTTGGTGATGGTTTCTTCAAGGGTATTCTTGGGGCCTGAAGTCTGAACCTTGTCCTGTTTCAGTTGGCTTCCGGTAGAAGTCAAGCTGGAACGCAAGGTTGCAATGGTGCTATCAAGCCGATGGATCAAACGATCCGTTTTCCTGATTTGGGCAAAGTATTCTTTAGCCTGTTGGGAAAGGTCTTTGTCATTCACTATGTAACACATCCTTTCTGGGGTAGTCTGTTCCGTTTTCATTGCATCTGTACCGTGGATAAATGCCGAAAAATCAAGGGGTTTCAAGGGTTTGGAACGCATGGAACAGATAAAACGGGCAGTTTCTTATATACACATTTCTTATATATTTTTTTCTTTATAAGAAGAAAGTATATTTACATCTGTTCCATCTGTTCCGTTCCCTGAAAACAACTGAAAAAGTCTTGAAAATCAAGGGTTTTCGTGCGGAACAGATATAGAAAAAACATCTATTCCATACCTGTTCCACACGCTGTTCCAACCCCTACTGAAGAAGCACCTGTTCAGGCGTTCCGGATGTTCCACTTCTCCAACTGCTCACCTCTCAACGCCAACGCTTCCAAGAAGCAACCATTCTTAGGGTGAACATAAAAGGTTCTGAACGGAATATCCGCATATTTCTTTGCAAGCGGGTTCAGCCGGTTTTCCTGAACCAAATCAGCCCCGCAAAAAGGACACGGTTTATTTTTCATCGTGCTTCACTCCCGTTCCTGCAATTTCAATGGCTACCGCCATACCCTTGAAATCACATTCATCACCTTCAACTTCCAAGGTGTCACCGTCAGCATTTTTCAGAACAGCGGTATAAACTTCATTTTCTTCATCATAGCTGAACTGACAATCGTTTTCAGAATAGCGGTCAATATCTTCTTGATTGTCACACTCCAAGAAGGTGAAATCCAGCAATTCAGCGCCTTTGCAGTTACCGCCGATTTCAAAGGAAACATGGCCGGTATAATCCCATTGCATGAAAGTCACCCGGATTGTATGGACACCCCGAAAATTAGGGTCATAAGAACTGATCATTTGTATTCCCTCCCGGTCTTACGGTCTTTGATTTCAATGCGGTTCAGAAGTTCAAACCCCGCCAAACGGGTGATGTACTTCAGCACGAAGATCAGGGTGTTCACCCGCTTCTGCTGTTCATCCTCGTCACGGATGATGTTCTTTGTGCCGTGATAGGCTGTCGGATCGTGATACCCTTCAGCATTTTCCCAAGGTTTAGGCATCGGTTTTCCCTCCTTCTTCTCTGTACCATTCTTCAATATCACACCCAATGTCCTTCAGCTTTTGACGGGCAAGCCACCCATCATCTTCCTGATCCATCAGGTAATATTCCCGTAGCTTCAGAGTTTCGGCATAGAACAGCTTCCACGCCAGCTTCAGGCGCTTTGGGCCAAAGCCAAATTGGGTGTGAAGCATCCACAGGATGGATGATTCTTTGTCCATGTCAAAGGCCCGATCATTTTCCACAATCTGTTTCTTGATTTCCTGATCCAAGGCCCGTTCTTCAGCTTTGTTGAACTGAACGGCGAAAATTTTACCACCGGACTTCTTAAACATCGGCATGGTATTCACTCCAAATATCATCGAAGCAAACCGGAATCAGGGCGTGAACCTTGTCCAACAGGATCAGGGCCACTTCCCGCATCTGCGGGTGTGCGGCGGGTGAACAGCGCAACTTCAGGAAATGCCGCCATTCACGAATGTTGGCCGTCATGACCACTTCCGTTTTCAGGCTGTTGGGCAGAACGGAACGGGCTTCTTGCGGGGTGGCTCCTGATTTCAACAAAGAAAAATAGCATTGTTCAGAGATCAGACAAGCGTTTTTCCGTGCCCAATACAAATCAGAACCTTCAGGCCAGAAGCAAGGTTCAATCACCGTGATTTCCTCACCGAACTTGCCCTTGCCGTAGTTGCAATAGCGGGTGGATTCCTGACAGTAAGAAGCCATCCGGTGGCGGACGACCTCATGAGAAACCCCACGATCACAAATGAACTTCACCGTGAAGGAACAATGTTCTAAAACCGCTTCATGCCCACGCTTGATGATCCCGGCAACGAACTTTTCAGCGGAACCTTCCGTGATCTTATCCTCGGACTTGTAGCAGACACGGCCACATTGTTCCAGCCGCTTCAGAATGGTGGCCCCGTCAATCGGGGTGATGAACTGCACATCAGACTTGATAATTTTCATTGTTCTGCATCCTCCTTACAATCTGCCGGGTAAAATCTATCTTCAACCCCATTGTTTTTATGAACACATTCATCACAAGGGGGTTCATCCCCGAACTTGTCACGGTGCTTACAACGGCGGCACGGTTCCAAATTCCGTTTCAGTTTTGGAACCTGTGGATTTTCGCTTTTGTCGATCCGGGTTGGTATGTCCTGAAGTTCCGGGTGTTTGATTTCCATGTAAAGGGCAAACAGGATGTTCCAAGCCGCCGCCCGAAGATGGGGTTCATCCTTCATACCCATCATGTACTTGGCAAGGTGGCGGAAGGCCGAATCAATCAGGCTGTGGATGGGAATACCCTTTTCACAGTTCCGTTCACCATACTTCAAGGCCCCTTCTTCACAATGCTTGGAAACCTCCACCAAGGCTTCCCACGGAAGTAAATCCATGCGGCCTTTGCCGCTGTGCATATCACGAACAGCGCCGGTTCCAAACTCGGTGCGTTCACCGCTGTCTTTAATCATGCCAACCAGTCAACCTTTCTAAATTATTTTTCAATCCGGCCACAATCTCACGGGCTTCCATCGTGCCCGTATGCTTTGCAATGGCTTCATTCCGCCGATCCGTCAAGAAACCACGATCCAGCGGGTGACACTTTTCCAAATCAGCATTACACCGGTTGATTTCTTGAACCAAGGCTTCAGCACGGGCCTTCAGCCGGTCTAAACATTCCTGAAGAATGGCCTTCTGGTATTGGGCGATTGTTTGAATGTTATTTTTCAATTCAGGATCATCCCGATATTCAATAGCTGAATTGACATCCAGGCCGTGTTCGGTGCAAAAGGTTTCTGCATCAAACAGACTATTGAACACCCGCCGCCCAACCTTGGCATAGGGAATGTTTTTGTTCTTGAACTTGGAATATTCGTGGGTCATTCTGTGTCACCGCCTTTCACAAATACACGGGTTTTCCGGTTTCTGATCCACTTGGGAACCGTTGTGAAGCCACAGCGTTTTGTGATCTGCCGGGAAAACTCAATCTTGGAAAGGGCTTGGAAGTTGTTTGCAATGCAATATTCCTTATACCGGCGATACACGGAATCGGTGGCTTCATTTTCAATCCCGTCAACACCCACTTCATTGATGAACCCAATAATGGGGTTGTTGTTTTCCTCGTATTCGTCCAACTGCCCCTGAACTCTGCTGGAAGTGGTGAACTGTGCGTTCCCAAGAACCCGCTTCAACCCCTGAAGGCCAAGCAAGGCCAGATATTCCATTGAACCCTGTTCACACAGTTCATCCTTGATGAATGGGCGGAAGTCTGCATCATTGGGGGTGAACTTGGCATCGAAGGGAACGATCACCAAACGCCGCTGAACGGCTCCGGTTTTATCCTTGATACGGGGAATGTTGTTGGTGCTGAACAGGAACTTGGAATAATTGTTGAACTCAAAGGGATCTTGGCCTTTGCGCTCCACATTCACCCGATCACCCGTGACCAGCTTCTTGAACACGGAAGCATTGGCAATAAATTCATCACCAATATCATCACCGATGTTCGCCAGCTTGCCGAACAGTTCAGCGGTTTTGAACCTATCGCCCAATTCCTTCAGATCAAGGGAAGCAATGTTCTGATCCCCAAGAAGGTTCTTCACCACATGAAGGAAGGTGGATTTGCCGTTGCTCTTATCGCCAATCAGGATGAAGGCTTTGCCAAGTTCATTGCGGCGATACATGCAATAGCCCACCATTTCTTCCAGCAAGGCCCGGACTTCAGGATCATCACAGGCCAGCCGGTTCAGGGTATGATCCAACAGATCATCATAGGCGGCGGGGTTGTACGGCCACGGGATTTTGTTTGTAATGACCACATCCGGGGTGAACTCTTTGAAGGAACCATCCCGGATATTGTAAAGGCCGTTGCTGAAAGCAATGATATTCGGGTTGGTGGCTTTGGTGTTTTCCTCAATCATGATTTCCAGATAGGACAGGACTTCCGAACGCCACGCCCGTTTCAGGTTGCTGATCAGCTTGATCATGGCCCCTTCAATTTCACCGGCCCCGGAAACATAGATACCATCCTTGTAAATGTGAAGCTGGTTATTGATCTTCACAATATGGTTGTTGTTCTTCAGGTAGGTGGCGAACTTATCAAACAGGAAGGTTTTATCCCGGAAGAAGGATGTTTTCTTGAAGGCATCATCCCGAAGGATCACATCAAGTTCCTTGTCGGACAGGGGCTTCTTCAGCACATAACGGTTAATCAGCCTGATACATTCACGGGCTTCTTCCTTGGTGAAATCGTCACTCTGAAGGGTCAGAATGTAGTTGAACAGGGTTTGGTTCCGCCCATCACCTTCCCCAAGGTTCGGGAAATCATAGTTGCTTTTCACTGGGGTCAGCCACTTGGGAAGTTCCTGAATCTCCCCTTCAGGGAAGTCATACAGAATGGGCCGTTCCACGCCACCGGACTTCAAGATTTCATAGCTGTTATTGGCTCCAACCTTTCCATCCGTGGTGATACCCACGGCCAAGGTGCATTTCGTCCAGCTTTTTTTAACACCACAGTTCTTGAACAAGAAGTGTTTTCCCCGTGTGGTGGCGTACACTCTGCACTTCAGTTCTAAATCCTGAACAATTCTGAACAAAAGTTCAGATGTTTCCGCATCGTCCACATCAATCAGGATGGTTTCTTCTCCAAGAATACCGGCGTATTCATCAAGGTCTTGGACTTCTGAACGGGTTTTCAGTTTTTCAACGTCTTTGAATTTTTCAAGGCATTGTTTATTTCTGGTAGGCACATAGCCCCTAAACAGTTCCATGCTTCAGCGCCCCCCCCCCCCGAAAGGTTTTATTGTTCATCGTTCCACCCCGAAATCTTTCAACCGATCCCAAGCAACATCAATGTAATATTGCTTGTCCAGTTCATCCGGGATAGGAAGGTTGGTCACATCATCATTGATGAAGAAACAATGATCCGGGGTGTTGCCGAACTTTTCAGGGTTCTTTTCCCGGCCCTTGACGATTTTCCCGGAAACCTTGAAGATTCCGCCCTTGCTCTGATCCTTGGAAGCGAACACCCGGAAGGTTTTATCCGTCTGAACCTCACCGCCGCTGAAGCGGGTGATTTTCTTAGAACGGCCTTTTTCATCCCTGATCTTAGCTTCCGTAATCACCGGGGAATAAAGGGCATATTTGTACTTGCTGGACACCTTCACAACCTTCTGAAAATCTCGAAGATTGGAACATTCCATGATGGTTGTTTCCGGGCTGATCCCCTGAAGGAAATAGTTCACAATGGCCCGGTTGACAATGGGAAGGTCATAATCCAGATCAGACAGCTTTTTGACATAGGCACCCTTGCACTTCCAGCGGGGTTTCCCTTTTTCATCACGAAGCGGCCCGGAAGGAACAATGATGTAATTGTTCACATCCTTCTGATACACCTTTTGAAATTCATCAAATTCAAGGCGCATCCCGGTTCTTTGCTCCCACTCCCAACACAGATCGTCCAGCATTTCAAAATCTTCATACCGGCGAAGTTTGACCAAAATACCATCCGTGTTGCTCTGAATGATTTCACAATGATCTTCCAGCCGTTCAATCAAATCCAGAAGAAGAAGCTGACCGCCCACACAAACATTGTTGGCTTGCCGGGGGTCATACATGGCATTGTGCTTATCCTTCATAGCGCCATAGGTGCTGTTCAGAACAATCTTGTAAGGCTGTTGCATGGGGTTCTTCTCCGCCTTTAGCTTCAGGCGGGTGTGATAGATTTCCGCATACTTGGAAGGATCGTGAACATTACGGGAAAGCCACTTATAAACCAGCATCAAAGACGGGTAATAGGAAGCCACATCCACATTGACAAACCAACCTTCCCCGTGATATTTGGGAATGGCCCCGTGAAGGCCACCCCAAGCGAACACATGGGGAACCCCGGCCACATCCAGTTCAAGGGTTTTGGAATAATCACGGTTCAAGGGGTTCTTGTACCAATTCAAAACTTCCGTGTATTTTTCGATCCGCAAGCTGGGCGGGAACTCAATTTCAAATTCATCATTGTGTTCCCTTTGAACGGCCCCAAGGATTTTGGCGGAAAGCTGTGCTTTGGTGCGGCCAATGTCAGAAATGGGAAGGTGAAACGCCTTCACAAGTGACATTTGGGCATCAAATTCATCTTCCTTCCGCCGTAACCACACTTCCACCGTCTGTTCCACATCATGGCGGCAATATTTGACCGTTTCGGCCAACTCTGCTTCAGTCAAAGGCCGGTCAATGTCGAAGGGAACAGAAGTTTCTTTAATGGAATGACCCATGAACGCTTCCAGCGCTTTCAGGCTGATTGGCGGGTTCGGCATCACATCATAATTGATCAGCGGATATTCTCTGAACAGGCTTGAATATCTGTAACCGGGTTTATCCTCTGCAATGATCCAATCATTCACAGGCTTTGGATCAAACCCACACAGAATGGCCTTCAGGATGTACTGATCATAGTTCCGGGAATTGTAACCGGCCCAAATCACACCCTTGTGTTCCTCATAGAAGCGTTTCAACTTGTCGGGATCGTTGATAATCACGGTTTCTTTTCGGGCGTTCAGGTCGATCAGAACAACCAGCCAGTCATACCGGAAAACCTCAAAATCATAGAAGATCATCAACTCACATCCTTTCAGCTTTTGTGAAATCGGTCAGCGTTGCCGCCTTATCAGCCCCGCCACGGGAAGGCTTTCACTTGGGGCCATTGTGGGGCCGAAGCCCCACAGGTTGTGCTTGAAAGTTGAGGTTCAAAACCGCATCAAGCACTATTTGTGCTCGATTTGATTATAAAAAATCTGCGGTCAGTTTTCAACCTCAAAAACCTCCTCAACAGTGATGGAATTGAAGCGGGAATCATCATAGTCCACCGCATATTCCAAGGTTCCATCAATAGCTTCCGCCACATCAAGAACAAGCTGGGCAAACTGCTTGTAGCTGGTGAAGCTGATAGGAACACCGGAATCCAGCTTTTCAAGGAAGCCCATAGCAGAAGCGATCATGTTCTTGTCATTTTTGGTGCCGTAAAGGACACGGTTCATGAAAAGGCGCTGGTTCTTGAACTCACCGGACAGGATTTTGAAGGACACGGCCAGCATTGGGCGGTTGGGATCGGCCTTGGTGCCTTTGATCTCCATGCTTTCCAGCTTCACTTCATACTTGCCAGCGGGAATGGTGGGGAAATCACCGCCGCCGTTCTTCTTGGCATCCTCCACATCAGCCTGAAGGCCCTTCAGATCAACGGAACGATCAATCTTGTCAAAATCAATAGCCATAGTTTTTTACCTCCAAAATGTTGTTATGTTCAAATGGTTTTGAGAATATCAGTCAACCCATGAAACAGGCCGTTCACAAGTTCAGCGGTTTCCTTGGCCCGGTTCATAGTGTCAACTTCTTCTTTCGTAGGGGCAAATTCCTTATCAGGGGCAAACAGATCATCGGTCAGAACCCCATCCAACAGATGATCCAACGCCGCATTAAACATCACTTCATAGAAATCATCGTGGTTGGCGGCATAGTTGGCAATCGCCATCTTTGCGGCGTTCCGGTGAAGCTGGATCAGGGATTCCGGGTCAGCATCAGGCGGGGGGGGGGATCAGGTTTGCACACACCTGAATCTTGCGAATCAGGCCACGGCGGTTCATTTCTTCTTTGAACCTGTTCAAAGCATCGTTTTTCATGTTGCGTCCTCCTTATATTTGGTTGGAAATGATGGTTTTAATGCGCTTCACATGGTCTGAAAGCAACTCCCGGTTCATCCGTTTCCATCGAAGAATGTTGGAAATGCAGATCAATTCATCCTGAATGTCCTGAAAGGCTCTGTGATTGCTTTCAAGGTCAGCTTCATAGGAAGCAAGGTCTGTGTTCTCACCGGCCTTGGCCGATCTGACTTCTTCATCAGCCTTTTCAGCGTATTCCCGGAAATACTTGGCCGCTTCATAACCCATGTATTTTTCAACCAGATATTCAAAATCACGGGCCTTGAAGATGGTTTCAGGCTTCCCGGCAATCATCAGCACATCAGCCATTATTCTTCACGCTTCTTCCGGGTACGGCGGGGCGGGTTAGCATCCGTCTTGGGTGCGGGTTCCTCTGCCTGTGCCTTGGGGCGATCCCACAGGGGGCAACCATCGGGGCCGCCTTCCTTGTGGCAACGGTGGCCAGCGTCAATGGACGGACAAAGGGGGATTTCCGGGTTCTGATCGTGCTGTCTGAAAATGCGTTCACCGTCCGGGCATTTGGGAAGATCGTTCCAAGGCGGGGTGTCACCGGTGGCCGGTTCATCCACGGGAACAGAATCATCCTGTTCACCGCCGCCCGGTGTCCAAGTTCCATCAGGATCACCACAAGCCGCCTTTGCCGCATCTTCAGCCGGATCATAGTTATCAGCCGGGGGCGGGGTTGCAGTCTTGGCCTTTCTGCCCCTTCTGCTGGGCGCTGTGGTGGGCGTGTCGGTGGTTTCAGGTGCGGGGGTAGCCGGGGTATTGCCGCCACGCTTCACGGCTCCTGCGGCCTTCTGGTTGGCTTCCTCGTAGACTTCACAGAAAGCATCATAGGTCAGCGGGATTTCCTTATCACGGACAGTCAAACGGCCACCGCCGAAGATCACTTCAGAAGTCTTGAAAGACAGCACCCGTTCATCATCGTCCGCCACGATACGGGCCACCAGATCAACCATACCGGCCACCTTGTTTGCCACCTTATCCTGAAGGTTCGGCTTGATGGAACTGATCTTATCGCCGCCCTTGCGGGTCAGGTCACGGCTTCTGTCCTCATGGCTGATCAGGATGATGTTTTCATAGTCCAGATTCACAAGCCGCTTCAGGGTGTTCAGGAACTCACTTCTGACCATATCCCACGCACGGAAGGAATCATCAGATTCATGCTTCCAGCCCTGACGGTCACAGATGTAAACCCGGCACGATTCATAAACATCTTCCAGAAGGTCAACCACGATGGTTCGGAAATCGTTCTGTTTCTTTTCCAGTTCGGCCACGGCATCCATGAACACTTCATAGGCCAACTTGCGCTTGGTGATACGGCCTTCCACCGTAACGGTGTCACGAATGGCGATATAGGGGGCATCCACAAACTTGATGTTGCCATCCGTGTTCAACATCAGGGGATCGGGGAACTGATTGGCAAAGAAGGTTTTGCCGCTGAAGGGTGCGCCGTAAAGCCACGCAACCTTCTTCTTGGTGGCGTTCAGATCACGGCGTTCATTCTTGGGAAGTAACATATAATCCCATCCTTTCTGACAATATTCTTCATACTCACACCATCCACAAAAATGGTTTGGGTTCTTGGGAAAGTCTGTGGCTTCAACCATGTGCTTCACATCGGTCAGGAAGTCCACAATCTTCATGGGGTTGTACTGAACCGGCATCAGCGTTGGTTCAGCATCTTTCAAGGCCGCTTGCAAGCGGTCACGGAATTGGGAAAGGGTTTCGGTGCTTTTCTGCCTGATCTTGGGCTTGGGAACAATCAGGAAATACATATTCCTGATCCGGTGGCCGGGATGGGTCAGTTCATACCAATACTTGTATTCGTGAAGCTGACCGGAAACGGCGTAGTTCTTGGCGTTGTTGGAATACTTGAAATCGTACAGATCAAACGCTTCAAATTCATTCAAATCTTCACCAGTGATCAGGCCATCCAGCTTCAGGCCCTTCCCCACGGGAACCAGATAATCCATAAAGCCGATGAAATCAGCGTTCCCGATTGGAAGTTCAAAGGTTCCGCCCGGTGGCAACATGGCCTTTGCCTTTGGGATCATGGCTTCCAACTTCATCATTTCATGAATGTGATCATCCGTCAGAACCGGGAAGCTGTTCTTGTAGAAGTCAAGGGCTTGTTCAACCCCTTCTTCAATGCCGGTGTGAAGGGCGGTGCCAAGGATCAGGGCGTTGTCTGCATCCGTGTTCGGGATCGTGTCTAATCCATCAACATATCGCAACCGATATTTGAATGGGCAACGATCAAACACTTCAACCCGGCTATGGGAAAATCTTGTGGACACGATTTCACCCCCTTTATTATGTCTTTGAATGTGTCAAACCCTTGTGGGTATAGCACCATTGCTATTCCGCCGCTATTATTGATTTGGCGAATATTACGCTTCTGAAGCACAGATGGGGTTCCGTTGGTAGCCTTCAACTCCACTTCAAGGGCAATGCCCTTCACGGTGATCCGCATATCAGGAAGGCCGCTTTTCACATACCGGCTTCCGCCCCAACGCTTTTCATAGAAGCCACAGGGCGGGGCGCTCATGCGGTCAACAGGTTCACCCAAGGGATATATCCCTTCAGATTCCAGCCACTTCTTCAGGCGGTTTTCAAAGTTCTTTTCACCTGCCATCGGAATCACTCCCAAGGTACGGTTGAATACTTTGCATCCGCTTTTTACAGCGTTTGCAAATGTAGTGGTAAATGGTGGTTTCATCTCCCCGCCCGGTTCCGCCGCTGAAATGATAGCCGTTGCTGATCCAATCATGCTGTTCACAGGGGCAAAGGATTTCTTCAAATTCTTTGATCCGTGCGGTATGGGCCAGCAATTCAAGTTTTCTTTTACCGAACATCGGCTTCACCTTCTTCCTGTTTGGGAACATAGTCCTTTGCGGCTTTTCCCGGCTCACAATGCCAATGACGGAAACAGCAATGGGGAATGGTGCCAATGACGGAACAATAACCGGGTTCATCGTGAACACAGGTAGCGCAAATATCAATCTGCTTTTCCATCGGCTCACCTCTCCAACATCTGAATCAGGCTGTGAATACCTCTGACTTGGGTGAAGCCCTGAATTTTACCCGTTCCAGCGTAGAATTGGAACAGTTTATCATCAGACTTCCGCCAACAATGGAAGTGGCCTGTTTGCTCATTTTTCAGTTGGTATTCAATGCCGTGGGCTTCAAACTGCTGAATGGCATAGGCGATCCGGTCGGGATTTTTTGCAACCCGTTCTGAATGAACCTGTTTGGCATGATTTTTCAGGGCATCCCACACTTCATCCCTTGCCATCGGCCCCACCACCTTCCGCCAAATAGTCACACCATGCAAGGAAGGCACGGCGCAACGGGTTTGTGTTGCCATCATCGGCCCATCCTGCAAAGCCAATCCACCCATCCCGGTTGAAGCTGATACATTCACGCCGGGTGAAATAGTGGGCGTTCATGTAGATGTAACACTCGGTAATGTGGCCGTTGGTGGCCTTCTTCATGTCAACCCGTTTGCTCAAAGTCATGGTGACGGAAGTTTCACCGGCCTTATTGGATTTCTTCAATTCCTTCTGAAGCATCATGCAAAGGATCAAAATATCACCTTCATCAATGCTGTCATAGGTCAGGCCCTTGGCGCTGAAATACTCCCGAAGTTCATTATTGGTGCAAACAGGTTCAAAGCCCCGGCAACTCATGACTTATCCCCTTTCAGGGTGATCTTCACATAACCGGCCTTGGCGGTGGTCTTGGAACACTCGGAAGCAATGTCCGGGTATTTCTTCTTCAGCTTGGTGGAATCAATGCTGGTGGCGTTGGTGGGCTTCACAAGGGTAAGGTTCAGAACATCGGATTCAAACTTATCCACGCCGAACTTCACCATTGCTTCATACAGCTTGGCCTTCATTTCCTTTTCCTGATCCTCAATGGCCTTCTTGTGGGCGGTCAGGGAAGCAATGGCGTTCAAGGTGGCAAGCTGTGTGTTCTTGAACTCCTGAAGGGCCGTTTCTTCATCGAAGGTGGCCGAACCACAGGCGTTCGGGTTTTCCTGACAGGAATCAGGACAAGTGTGGAAATCCGGGCATTTGTGGCAACACCCATCAAATTTTCCACGGGGGCAAGCATTTTCACATTTGATCATTTTTCGGGTTCTCCTTTCAGATAAACATTCAACTGCTTCAGGCCGAAGGCGGAAGCGGCTTCATGGTTGTCAAAATAAATGTCGATCTGGTTTTCACCGTATTTGTCAATCACCCATTGGGCGGGGCGATCCTGAACGATGTATTCACCCAAGCCTTCCACTTCCACCACGGTTCCCAAGGGAAGCGGGGAAGCACAGGAAACACCGGCTTTCAGTTCCACACCAGCGGCACCATACACAATGCCGTTGGGCCGGTTCTTGGCCCATTCGCCGCAACACTTTTCACAGGAACAATAGGCGGTAATTCTGAAACTGCCCAACAGCACCGGTTCAGGTTCGGCGGGTTCTTCCACCAGCGGAGTTTCCACCGGCTCCAAGGTCACATCCGGGGTCACGGCGGTAAGCTGATCCGGTTCAATGGGGGCATCCGGGGCCTTGCTGTTGACAGCAGAACAGCGCCCAAATATAAACCCCATTGCAAGGCCCATCAGAAGGGCCACAAGGAACATCCGCCTGAACCGCTGGTTAAGGGCTTTGCGGCGCTGTTGCCGCTTGCTCATACTTTCTGAATAGTTCATCGGTATAGTCCTTTCTCATTTCCAAAGTGGAAAGAATATCTTCTTCAACCGTTCCCGGACAGATCATCAGGTAATAGAAACAGGGCCGTTCTTGCCCAAGGCGGTGAATACGCTTTTGGGATTGCTCCCACAATTCCGAACCTTGGGGAAGGCTGAAGTAAATGATTTTGTTGGCAAGCTGGAAATTGCCGCCCATTGCACCGGCTTGATACTGAATGAAGGTAATGCTGTTGTGCTGGTAGCGGTAAGCATCCAAGTTCTTTTCTTCACCGGAAAGAACAGACACAGGCCGGTTCAGGCCCTTGGCAATCCCCTTCAGGCGTTCCATTTCTTCCGTGAAGTTATAGAACACAATCAAGCGATCTTCCGTGCTGTTCACCAAATCCCGGAAGGCTTCATAACGGGCCGGGTTATATAGGCCGCAAAGCTGACGGGCGTAAAGGCGGCGGGTCAAACTGGTATCACCGATCAATTCCCGTTCACAATGGGCATTGGAACCGTAGAAATCCGCATCCAGTTCAAATTCACCAAGGTTGGCGCTGTCAATCGCAATATAGCGATCATTCCAGAACTTCCAATAAAGGGGTGAAGGGCGGGTTTTGACCTTGATCCAGTTCCGTTTTGGAAGGCTGATCCCGGCCTGTTCGGTGGTCATGAAAACGGCCCCATGTTCAGCCAGCTTTATCTTCAGCCGGTCAACATTCTTATAGCCGGTAATCTGTTGCCGCCAAAATCCATCGGTTTCAACCCATTCCGTTTGAATGTACTGCTTCCAAAACAGTTCTTTTGAAATCTTCCACCCCAACAGTTGGCATTGGCTCCACAGGTTTTCATACTTGCCGCCCGTGGGGGTGCCTGACAGAAGGATCACATTATCCGGTTTCAGCCCAAGAATGAACTTTGACCGTTTGGCGTTCTCGTTCTGGATCAGGGAACTTTCATCCAACATCAGCGTGAAGCCGGTCAGGGTTTTCAGCACATTCCGCCTGAAAGTCAGTTCGTAGTTAATCACGCCAATCATCAGGGTTGGAACTTCATGCTGAACCTGTTCAAAGAACCATTTGAAGGTTTTGGGGTTGGTCAGGTCGAACACACAATTCCGGGTGTAGTGGTCTTGAAAATGTTCAATCCAGTCTTGAACCTTTGAACATTGGCACACCACCAGATTGATCCGCTTGTCCAGCTTCATCATTTTTTCGGAACCAACAAAGGTTTTCCCAAGGCCCATATCAAGGTAATAGGCCACCCGGTTTTTTCCCTCGGTTTCATCAAGGGCCTGTTGTTGGTGCTGGAACAGGTTAATCATTGATCTGAATGGAATCACCCAAAACCTTTTTGGCGTGGGTGGTGGAACCGAACAGTTTCTTGACCACAGCGGCACAGAAACCGGAATAGTAGTCATAGGAATCCGCTTCCCCACAGGAAACAATGGTTTTGGTGTTGTCGGCCCACAGAATGATTGTCTTGGGGCCGCTATAAATGACCTTCTTGATCTGCGGAAGGCCGGTCTGACGGGAACGGCGGATGTGATTTGCAACGCCAAAGGTGGCGTTAAGATCGGCCTTGATATATTCCATCATGGCATCAGGCAGACTGCCCGCCGCAACCACCTTGGATTCAGAGAACCAAAACAGGCCCTTGGAACTTGCGTCATTCGTCTGCTGAAAAAGTTCCACGCCAACCTTCTTGTTCTGCGAAAAGTAATTTTTCACCTTGCCGATGTAGCCGGTGAACTTGCCGCTGTATTCCGCATCGGGCAAGATTTTAACGATCATTCCGATCTGAAGCATATAAACCATCCTTTCATTGGTGAAGCCATTCACGGCGGATGTACTGAATCGCCGTTTCAAAGCCTTCAGACATTTCAGCGGGGCAATCCGGGCTATGCTGGGCGCTCCGCAACTTCTTGATTGCCTTCTTCAGTTCGCCACGGGTGGCGATAGGCGTGTCGGGGGGGGGAATCGGGCGCAACCACATAGATAATGGCGAAGAAGCAAATCATATCAATGTTGGTGGCGTTCCTGATCAAATCCAACAGTTCATCACGGGTGTTATTCATCGGTGTTCCCCTTTCAGGCCGTAAGGCCGAAGAAGGAATTGAACTGATCAGCACCCACATAATCACGGAACTTGGTGGGGTTGATGTAGTAATTCCAGCAAGCGCCGGTTCCGGGAACAGCGTTCCCGAAGGGAAGAAGGCCACGCTGAAGGCCGATTCTGACGAACTGATCAGATTTGCCCATGCACCGGGCGGCTTCCTTCACGCTGATCTTCTTAATGGGCGGTTCAGCAACCGGGGCGGCTCCATAACCCATCAGGTAATCAAAGGAAACGCCGGTGGCATCGGCAAGGGCCTTGATACGGTCAGGGCCGGGGGTGTTCTTCCCGGAAAGGTATTGGCTGATAGCGGCCTTGGAAGCCCCGGCCTGTTCAGACAGGGCGGATTGGCTCATGTTGGCCTGTTCCATAGCGTTCTTCAAACGCTCTGCAAAGGTGGTCATTGTGCGTACTCCTTTCATTTTTCAAGATTTCCGTGTGTAAACACGGCGGACAGTAAGAAATAACATCCCGGCCCATGTCGGACAGCTTTTCGGGATAGGTCAGGGGAAACATTTCCCCACACTTCTTACAGCGAACTTGGCGGGTGATCATCATTGGCTTACCACCTTGAAATGACCGGGTTCCTTCATCGGTTCCACATCCACGGTGGAAACCAAAGCCCACCAATCAGCTTCCGGGTAAAGATTGCGGTCACTTCTCAAAATGGTTCGATCCTTGAAGTGAACGGCCTTCCAATCCTTGGTGTCAATCAACTTCATTGGTTATCACTCCTGTTCTTCAAAGGCCACTTCACATTCCCCACAGAGAACATGAACTTCCTTGGTGGCCCGGATGATGGTTCCGCAACAAGGGCAAACATATTTGCGGGAACTTGATCCCCCGCCCTTCCGGGAACCCTTCAGCGGATTGGTACGGGGCCGAACCAGACAGAACCCGGATTTGCCAAGGGATTTCACGAAGGCTTCAGCTTGCGGGTTCAGGGTGGTTTTGTGCCATCCGTACTTTTCGCCTTTCTCCACGGTCAGCCCGTGGGCTTCAGCGGTTTCCTTGAACTTCCGGTTGTGGTAGGAACCAGAACGGGAAGTGTCCTGAACATTGTCCTGAAGGTTTTGAAGGTGAACCATTTCGTGAAGCAAGGTTCCACAGGTTTCTTCAAAGGGGCGGTTCAGGTATTCGGCGCACAGGTTGATTTCGTAATAGCCGCCTTCCTTGGTGCCGTCTTGCCACGCCTTCCAACCGGTACACCACCCATAGGCCCCACGGGTATGATCCGGGGAAACGGTGATCACGGGCTTTTCCAGCTTCCCTTCAAAGAAGGCTTTGTTGAACTTTGAAAACAAGGTTTCAAGTTCATCAATAACCGGTTTCAAACTGACTTCATTCATGGTTCTTACTCCTATTGAACACTATATGTGCTCGATTTAGTTAAAAAAAAGTTCCTGCACCGAAACACCAAAGAAGTTGGAAATGCGAACCTTCACTTCATCACGGGGAACCCGTTCATCTCGCTCATACATGGCATAAGAAGATTTGGTGATCCCAAGTTCCTTGGAAATTTCGTCTTGGGTTCTGCTTCCACGCAGTTCCCGAAGTTTCTTGCCAACACTCATATTTGCACATCCTTTCTTCAGAATTAGAACAGCCAAAGCCCCAACAAGCAATTTCCGGGCGGTCATATCTTTTACATGGGGATTGATACCCAATACCCGAAACCATAAACCGGGGGCGCTCATGTTGTCGCTGTTGCCCTGCCATCATCAGCACCGGTGGGGCGGTTCCGGTGGACGGGCCATCAGGCCCGTTTCGGCTTATTCAGCATCCATGTATTTTGCGGAAACCTTAATCATTGATTCTGCAACCGCTTTATCGGTTACACCCCGATAAGTTTTATTGAACAGTATATACACAAGACTAAAGGTTATATCATCAGAAGAATCATAGGCAACTTCAAGAGTAGCTTCCGGGCAATCTTCCATAGTCTTTTCGTGGGGAAGGGTAAAAGCGTGGGGCACACCATAAGTAGTAAGCATTTCATCCAGTTTTTCAAGCAAGGTATCATCCATATCAGGGTGTCCTTCACGATCCTTAATGGTGACATAGGTATCAAAAACATGAACCTTCATTTTCAAATCCTCCCAATCAGTTCGTGCACCTTTTGTGCTCGTCTGATTATCATTATACACGATATGTGCTCAAAGTCAAGCACAACCGAACACAAATTGTGCACAAATAAATGTGTTACTAATTGTGCACATCGACGGATTGACTTTGTGCACATAATGTGTATAATAAATTATAGAAAGACTTCTGAAAGGGGTGTACTTATGCCGAAGTTTTCTGATCGGTTCAAGCAATTACGAACCGAACGCCGCCTATCTCAACAGAACTTGGCGGATCAGCTTGGTTTTTCTAAAAGTAGTGTAAATATGTATGAACGGGGCGAACGGGAACCGGGCCTTGAATCTATGGAAACCATTGCTGACTATTTCAATGTTGATTTGGATTACCTCATGGGAAGATCAGACATTCCGAACCGGAATGATTGGTTGAAAAGTATCAATAAATCTGTGGTAGTTGAACCTTCACAGCCACAAATGAAGTTTGATAACATCATCCCAATTTCTACAAAGCGTTTCCCCCTACTCGGTGACATTGCGTGTGGAAAACCCATCATGGCAAACGAAGAAAAAGAACTGTATGTAGAAGCTGGGGCCAACATTTCTGCTGATTTCTGTTTACGGGCCAAGGGTGATTCCATGATCGGGGCCAGAATCTATGATGGGGATATTGTTTTCATCAAGAAACAGGAAATGGTGGACAATGGTGAAATTGCCGCTGTTATCATCGAAGATGAAGCAACCCTGAAGCGGGTGAATTATTTCCCTGAAAAGAACCTTCTGATCCTGAAGGCTGAAAACTCCAAGTATGAAGATTTAGTTTATACGGGTGAACAGTTGGATCATATCATCATTCTTGGTAAGGCCGTGGCCTTCCAAAGTGATATTAGATAGAAGGTGGCTGGGTGAAGAAGTTTTTGAAAGGCTTTGGGATCTTCTTTTTCAGTTTCGGGTTTATCGTCTACACAATCATGTTTTTTACGGAAGCGCCAGAACTCCGCCCCGTGTTCATCATAATGGATGTCATTATGGGGTTCTTCCTGTTCCTGCTTCTGCGAAAAAGAAAGCCAAGACAGAAGGCCCCACCCAAAACAGAACCCACCGTTCAGGTTCATTCCAATCTGAACCCGGAACGGGCTATTAAATCCATGCCGGGGGCCTACACCGTAGCAGAAGCCAAAAATCATGTGCGGATTGTTCAAGATTGTTTGAACATCTTTGAAAAGACGAAGAACCTTGAAACATTCTTTTCCCGCTATGAATATGGTATGCAAATAGCCTTGACGGTGGATCAAGCGGCCAAGGCCGGGATCATCCCTTACACATCTGATCTTCCAGCTTCTTTCTTCAAGGCGGCTGATAGTCAGAAAGAACGGGTTTTGTTAGATTCCTATTCTGATCAGAAAGCCAAGATTGATGAACTGAAAACCGCAAAGGCCAAAGCCACCCATTGGAACCGGTATCTGAACACCCTGAAAGAATACGAAGATCAATATTCCATGAACCCTGATTCTGAATATCCTGAAGTTCTGGAACAGGTCAAAGGTGAACTTGCCAAACTCGATCTGTCCACATCCGTTCCGCCGCCCAATCCCTGAAAACACAGGAAAATCAAGGCTTTGGAACAGGTGGAACAGATAAAGCGCCGGTTCTCTAATACTCTTTTTCTTTTATATATTTTTTTATCTACTCTTTGAAGTAATATAATATCCGTTCCAAGTGTTCCATTCTCTCAAAGCCACACCCCGCAAGGATTTTAAGCGGAACGGATATGGAACAAATGCAAAAAAAATGACCGCCCCCGGTCTTGCACACCGGAAGCGGTCAGGCGAAACAAACCCTTTTGAAGTTAATGTTTCAAAGCCCTTTGAACATTATATCACATGGGGTTTAGCTTTGCCATACCCAATTTTGAAAGTTCAGGTGATATAATGCGAAATCCAAACGGGTATGGGACTGTGGCGAAGCTGTCAGGCAATCGCCGCCGCCCATTCATTGTGAAAAAAGTGATTGGCTGGAATAACAAGGGCCATCCCATCTATGATATTGTGGGTTACACAGAAACCCGTGAAGCCGGGAATTTGCTATTGGCTGAATATAACCGTGATCCTTGGGATGTTGACCGGGCCAAGATCACCATGAAGGAACTGTTTGAACTTTGGAAAGAAAAGAAGGCTCCGAAGCTGGGAGAATCCAACCGTTCATCTTTGTGTTCAGCGTTCAAGCATTGTTCAGCGTTATGGGAAAAGCCCTATAAACAAATCCGGTCATACCAAATGCAAGAAACCATTGACGGTTGCGGGAAGGGGTACAGTACACAGGCGGCAATTAAGAACCTTTGGGGCCATCTTGACAGGTTTGCCCTTGAAATGGACATTATCACCCGTTGCTATTCTGACTTGCTGACTTCTGATCCTATCCCACCAACCACCCGCCTTCCCTTCAGCAAGGAAGAAATCAAGAAGGTTTGGGAACATCAGAAAGAACCTTGGGTTGACACGGTTCTGATCCTGCTTTATTCCGGGTGGCGGATCAGCGAACTTCTGAACTTGAAGCCGGAAGATATAAACCTTCAGGCCGGGACGATGAAGGGCGGAACCAAAACCAAGGCGGGGAAGGATCGGGTGGTTCCTATCCATTCCAAAATCAGGCCCTTGGTGGAATCCCGCCTTGCGGAAGGTGGCCCCCGCCTAATTAGCTACAATGGAAGGGTCTGTTCCCAAACCCAATACCGGGTATTTTGGGCGGACATTATGAAGGCTCTGAAGATGAACCACACCCCGCACGAATGCCGCCACACCTTTGAAACCCAACTGGACAGCGCCGGGGCAAACCGGAAGTGTATTGATCTTCTCATGGGCCATGTGTCCAAGGACACAGGAAACCGGGTCTATAATCACAAGACTTTGGATGAACTGAAAAGCACCGTTGAACTAATTCAGTAAGCCCTTGAATTTTGTCAAATCCTATGGTATTCTTTTGATGGTGCTACCGATAAACGGCAAGTGGTTAGTTCCCCTGACCAGATCAGGGGCGCTTCTTGCCCCCTGATCTTTATAGAAAGGGGGGCTGTCAAATGGTTACATATTCTGATCTGATTCAGACAGGTATTTTAATCGTTGGCATTATTGCCCTGTTCATGCAGGCCAATAAAAAGAAGTAACCGCCCGGCTCCCAACCTTGCGGTTACTTCTGTAATCCAGTAGGGGAACCAACCGTTTGCCGGTGGCACCCTCGTTCTATGTTCAGTATAATTCAAAGCCGCTGAAATGTCAATAGGGGCCGTTCAAAGCGGTGAACATTATAGGCCGATGAACACTGAACTATTAACACGATAGTAACAAGAAAGGCGGGAAACCCCGGAAAACCGGGACTTCCCGCCTAATCTGTTTTTATTGTACCACAGCGGCAGTCGTTTCTCAATAGTGAAAATGAAAGACCGTGCTGCGGCGCAGCACGGTCTTTTGGAAAACGGGAC